TTGCTGTCCAAATATTAAAAATGGATGGGGGGTTCCCACTGCAGATATTGATTCTGTTTTAATAGCAATTAGAATAGCAAGTTATGGTAATGGGATGGATATTACTAGTACATGCCCACATTGTGGTGAAGAAAATGAAAATATAGTGGATTTAAGAATCTTGTTGGATTCTGTAAGGCTAGCAGACTATAGTCCAAAAAGCATAGAGGGTCTAACTTTTAAATTCAAACCACAATCTTTTAAAGCCATAAACGAAGCAAATTTAATAACATTTGAACAAGAAAAATTAATACGCTCTATTAATAGTAGTGAATTAACGGAAGAACAAAAACTTGCAGAATTTAATAAAGTATTCCCAAATTTAACTGACATGAATGTTATGACTATTGTCAATAGCATTGAAAGTATTATCACAGGGGATGATGTTGAAGTTACTGATACAAAATTGATAAAAGAATTTATCTACAATTGTGACAGGATGTTGTACAACGAAATTAAAAATCAATTAGAAATTATAGCAAAAAATCAAAAAATACAACCATTGGATATATCATGTGCCAGTTGTTCTAAACCATACAGCACAGACCTTACATTTGAGCAATCCAATTTTTTCGGATGAGGCTTTTGAACATGTCTATTGATGACATGCTATCGTACTTTGACCAACTAGAACGACAATCAAAAGCCTTAAAAGAAGAAGTACTCAGATTATGTTGGTATATGAGAGGTGGAATTACCTATGATGAAGCCATCATGCTCAGTTATACTGAAAGAGAAATTATTAATAAAATAGTTAAAGATAATTTAGAAACTTCAAAGAAATCAGGTATGCCTTTCTTTTAAGATTATCTCGCTTCGCTCAATAATCTATTGGCTCGTTAACACTCGCCAATATTATTTTAATCCTAATTTTTTATTATTATCCCTCTTGAGGATGTTAGGGGTATTACATGTTCATCCAGATTTGATGGTCACTCTTTGCCCTTCCGCAGGGCAAAAAATTTTCTGAAGATAGATTTTCATCCGAGTTCTTAGATCACTAGCGTTATGGGAGTTACAGTGGCGGTTGTCCGATACCACGACCCATGTCTTTATATACAACGGCGGCTTATACACCATACGCTAGCATAATGTACAAACGTGCAGGAGCGACCCTGCGTCTTTTTAGCCTTGGTTTAACCTGTTCCAACAATCAAATGGCGGCATTTGCCATCTTCATCCTTTCGGGTAGTGATTGAGTACTCATTGTAGCGATGAGATTTCCGTCCCCGCACATTTCTGTCAGGTATAGAGCACACGAAATTAGCCTGTGCTAGCTTTAACTACTTAATTTGCCTTTGATGTGTGAGCCATGGACACGAACAGATATCTGTCCGTTATAATAATCATCTGATTCTAAGACTTGGTGTCGGAATTGTTCTCTTGCTTCTATATAACTGCATTCTGATTTTGATTTACAGTAATAAAGTATTTCACGTTTAAATTTGTCTGAGCCTAGTGTTTGTATATCTTTGTTTAATTCGTCATTTGAGCCATAATAGGTGAGCCAGTCTGAGTCTATTTTAGATTTGATTCGTTTTTTCTTTTTTGTGCCATTTTTGAGTTTTACTGTTTTATATGTAGTTTTACTAAATTTTGCTAGTTTTTTTCCTATATATTTTCTTCCTGTGGTCAAATTTGTGATTAAGTACACAAATCCCACGCAATCCTCTGGTAAAGCCTCTATCTGCTGATTCTCAAATAACCATGCCATTCTGTAATTATCTGGTTACCACTCTGTTGCGTAATTTTTATCCACCACTTTGGCATTACATTTTGTTTGACATTCCTGCCATTTAAAACTTTGAAATTCATTATCCCAAAATTTATCTTCCAAACAATCTTCTAATGTGCGATTATATAAATTAAACTTACTAGAAATCTCTTGCCATTCTTTGTTATGTGAATATCGGTTTGCTACCCAACAACATGGATATAACAGTCCATTTGCTGAAATATATAATCCTTTATTACCAATGGTGCATAATGGCTTTATATCTTGTTTATTTTTAACTCGTTCATACAACTCAATATTAATTTGTGAAACGATATTGTGTCTTCCTGTGTAATTGGTAATTTCTCTTTCAAACCGTTCTGTTTTACTAATCAATTCATTTCGTGGTTGTAACTGATCTTGATCACCATAAATTGGATAAACCTTACCAAATTTTGTACTGCGAGTTAACTGAAAACTATCAACTCTTAATGCTTTTGCTTGTCCCTCCATATAATCTAAATGATTTTGATTAAATTCAAAAGCAATCGCTGCCCAAACTATTTTACATTCAGAGGTATTACGTAACGCAGCAAGTCCATTAATAATACTATTGTAATCAGAATTTACTCTATATTTTGAATTACTGTTTTGGTCATACCCATCAATAGAAAAATGAACTGTGTCAATTTCGGTCAATGAGCTTCCCAAATCGGTCCAAAATTTTGTTTTTTTGTGACTGCCATTGGTAATAATCACTATTTCTACTGGCTTAACACTTTTTATATATTTTATTACATCAATAATATCGTGTGAATAAATTGGGTCACCATCGTCACCACAAAATGTAATCTTTTCAACATTATTAATAATAAATTCTGGTGTAAAATTACGTTTAAAAAATTCTAAATCTAATTCTGTGTTTACCAGAGTATCAGGAACTTCTTGTCTTGCGCAACGTGGACAAGATAATGTGCATTTACTACTAATTTCTATATGAAAATGCCAAGTTGCTAGAGTCATACAATGTCTACGTCTGAACTGTAATTAGTAAAACCATTTTCTTTTACTACCTTCATTACATTATTCACACGTCCCGCCAATTCATCTTTGTGAGAAACTAGCCAAACTGAACGTTCACCATCTCTAGCCATCTTCTTAAGAATTGAAAGAGCGTTTTCTACACCACTACTATCCATACCAGTGTCAATTACCTCATCAATAAACAATAGATTGATTGGTTGGTTTTGTGTTTCCCACACATCACGGAATGCCCACGATAATGAAAGAATTAATCTGTTACGTTCTCCACGACTTAGGTTGTCAAAATCTAGTTCTCTTCCCAATTCTTCAATGGAAACTGTTAAATCATTATTAAATTTAACTGTATGTGGTAGTCCTATTTTGTTCAAATAATAACTAAGTCTAGAATTTAAATAAGTTAAATTTTGATCTATAATTCTTTTGCGAATAAATGAATCTTTGTTGGTAAGCAATTTTAACAGGAATTCTTGATGGTCTTTTACTAATGTTAGGTTGTTAATCAAATCAAATGTAATCTCTTCCAATGCCTGTGTTTCCATTTCTGCTATTTGTTCAGCATAGGGGTCATGAGCATTAGTTAATGCTTCTAACTGTTGTTTTAAATTAGCCACAGTGTGTTTGTGATTAATAGCATCTTCTTTACGATCATAAAATACTGTAGGTTTTGTTCCTATATCACCTAGCAACTCTAATGATTCAATATGAGAGTGCAATTGTTCATCAGTGGCAAGATACTGCAATGAAGTTTCTTTTAATGTGTTGCGCTTTTCTGTTAACACTTCTTCGTGCTTGGCATCGTGCATAGTTTGACCACAAGCATAACATTCATGCTTTTCTAATTTTTCAATTTCTGTTTTTAGTTTATCCAGTTGGGTTAGTATTCTTACTTGATCAGTTTCACAAGCAAGTTTCCATTTATTAATTTCTGCGAATTTTTTAATTGTTTCTTTGTAAACATCTAGTGCATCGTGATTGGCAAGTTCTTGTTCAATATCAATATCACCAACAACATCCAGTGCAGTGCGTATCTCATTGATTTCATTTAGATTCTTGTTAACCCACACTTGTCTTCTGCGCTTGGTGGATTCAATTTGTTCTTGTATTCTGTTATTGGCATCAGTTACTGCTTTTATTCTGTATTCTTCTTGGGTAATCTCATCTTTTGTTATTTTGATTTGTTCTTTTAATGCTTCTGATTTTTCTGACAATAGTGTGATGCCAAGAAGTTGTTCAATTATGATACGTTGATCATTGGCTTTGAGTGCAAGAAATGGTTCAGTGTATGTGTTTAATGCCACAATATGTTTAAACATATCATGGCTCATGCCGAGCATTCGTTCTATCTCTGATTGGGTTTCCCTACTGTCGCCCTGACTTTCATCTTCAATTGATTGTTCTTGTTCTCCAATGTAAAATGCCATCGTATTTGGCTTGCGCCCACGTTCAATTCGGTATCCGATACCGTCTTTTTCAAACTCAATCGTGACCAGCATATTCTTACCATTCGTTTTATTGATAAGATTATCTTTTTTGATGTTTGTGAGAGCCGATCCATATAATACATACGATAAAGCATTAATGATTGTAGTTTTTCCCGTACCATTCCTTGCTCCTGTATCATCGCCTCCCAAATCTAAGTTTTGTCCTAACACTAGAGTTAAGTCTCTACGATCAAAATGGATTGCTTGGGTGGCATTACCCACGCTCATGAAATTTTTAACAGTTAGATTTTTTATTTTTAATGTCATAAATTTTGGTATATATCCAACAATAATTTTGTGTTAAATTTTTCACTGTCTATGTTTGTTAATTGATTAGTGACAATTGTGTCTACACTTTCAAACATAATATTTCCTTGGGTGTCTGAAGATATAGATTCTGATGAATCTCTTTGCGGAATCAAGGACAATTCCCTTAATTTATATTTTTCCACAAATCCTTCTTTGATAAAGGACGCTTCTTCGTAACTGATATCAATGTCAATATTAATTCTGACATACATTTTTTCACTTAACATTGTGTCTACATTAGTAATAACATCACTTAAATTGTATACACGATATCGTGGTTGTTCTGGCCAGGCATGATATTCTGGCTCCTTACCCCATTCTAAAATCATCATACCACGTGCATCATCTGCCGCATCTGCATAGTTGTGGGGGAAACAGTTTCCAATGTATGTGATATTATTATGTGATTGTCGTTTATGAAAATGCCCTGTGAATACATGTTCAAATCCACCAAATGCTTCACGCTTTAATTCTCCATGATCTGGCATTTGAACCATAGCATTCATGTAGAAGTTTGGCAATTCAAAATGACCAAAACAGTATTTTGCTTTTAGCCTTGGAATTTTGTTATGGTCACCACCCACCAACCAAGGAGCAATAACCACATCGCTGTCAATAAACCAATCATTGCAAATGCGAACGTTAGGGAGGTGCCTTGCCCACTCAACGCTTTGTACATCTCGTTTATCCCGATAGTAAAGGTCGTGATTGCCAGGTATGAAATACACAGCAGAAAAATTATCATTTAAATGTTCCAGTGCCTTGAGACTATAGTTAAGAGTGACAATATTAAGACTAGCACGATTGTTGTGCCAATCTCCAAGAAAGAAACATGTCTCACAATTTTCTTCCTTTGCTTTTTGGGTGAACCATTTTATGAAACTTAAACAATCGTCGTTGTGTAATTGACTGTTACTTTTCAAACCAAAATGAATATCTGTGCAGACTGCTGCTCGTTTAAATAAGTTAGACATTTTGAAATTTTACACTTTATAATGATCAAAGTCAAATTTAATCATCGTTGTATTCACCAGATTGCTGATTTCCTCCCCATGAACTTAACCCTTGTCTTGTGTAACTTGGAGTTAGTCCATTCATTTCCAAAATGTCATCACGTAAGTTTTGGTTCCGCTTTTCTATATTCAAAACTCGTGTAAAACTATTGGTAATTGCTGCTGTATAATAAGCAAAAGGATTCTCTGATTTTGATTCGTCAAATTGTAAACCAATTTGAGATAATTGAAGAAGGGCAGTACTGCGCATTTCGTCGTTGTAGGTATAACCACGCCAATTTGATCTGGTAGCATATCTTTCACATAATTTCATAAACATATGCGCCAATTTTTTAGTCATAGTTCCATGATCTTTGCAAAATACTCCTGTATCTAAATCACCCTTCCAATGACTTTTTCCAACACGAAATGGCTTCCCATTGGCATCTAATTTGTAATGTTGAAATGGTGGAAAATTACATTTGGTGTATTTGGTTGGGGGTTGAACTTCATCATATTCAGTGAGAACTTGTTCTTCATCTTCTACTACTTTTTTCTTTTTTGATTCATCTGGGGGTATATGTTCCCATGTCATTATTCTAAAAACTACATCTGTGTCTAAAATTTTACTTGGTTTTATTGAAAAATCATCTAATTTTAGTTTATCTGTAGTTTTGGACTGTGCTTCTTCGTATGCAGCACGTCCCAATCTTGCAGCCCTTAGTTTCCTGCCTTCAGTTGTGTTCTTTTTGTTAATTTTATCAACTGATGGAAGAATAATATCATAATAACCATCTTCTGGAGTTAAAAAACTACAATATGTTAATTTACTTTTGTGTATTTCCTTTAAAATGTCACGATTGTTGAGGTAATTGTGTTTCATTTCAATCCTTTAAATATGGTTATAATATTAGCAAATAAATATAAAAAAAGCAAGGAATTTTAATTAAATGCCAACAACATTTTTACCAGATGGGTATCAAGACCCAAACTACCCAAGTTCTGCCAACAATTCAACAAATGATGTTGAAGCCGCAAAATTTGCTAATGGTGGCATTTTTAGTGCAAATCCATATGGTGCCACCACACAAGTTCCTGCTCAAAATAACTCACTGGATGATTCAAAAAAGGCAATAATCAGTGCCAATCCAACTGCCGATCCAGCAACTGCTAGATTAATTACGGCTGGCATGCAATCAGGAGGTGACGCAGTAAATTCTGGAAAAACTAACATATCAAACAACTCCATAAATTTTGTATCTGGTTCTGGTACTGCAGCCAATGATTGGAGAGTTCGTATCAGTGTTTCCCCAAATGCAAAAGTTTTATATAATGCTCCAAGTCCTGGAATTATGACTCCCTTAATAACAACTAATGGTGTGATATTTCCATACGTTCCAAGTGTAACTGTTGCATTTGCTGCTAGATATTCAACACAACCTCTAACCCATGCTAACTATAACTATTACTTCTATGAAGGAAGTGAAGTTCAAGCAATACAAATTAATGCTGATTTCACTGTACAAAATACAGATGACGCTGCTTATTTTATAGCTTGCCTATATTTTTTCAGAGCGGCAACTAAAATGTTTTATGGAGACTCTGGACAATACCAAGGATCGCCACCACCTATGGTATATTTAGATGGTTATGGTGCACACTATTTACCGCATGTGCCTTGTGTTATTCAACAGTTTTCTCACACAATGCCTCCAGAAGTTGATTATATTGAAACAAATTATGGTGGGCAATTAAATAGAGTTCCAACAGTTAGTCAATTTAATATTATGTTACAACCAGTGTTTAGTAGAACAAAACAAAAACAATTTAACTATGATGCATATGCACGTGGTGATTTAATTACAGGTGGATATCTATAATGGCTAAAACAAAATACGATAGTACAAGTCCATATTTTCAAACAAAAACATTTGGTAATTTTTTAGATGTAATGACTAATAGACCTATTACAAAAAAAACAGATGATGTTTTATATATTATTGATTCAATTTATGAATACCGACCAGATATGTTAGCCAGTGATTTATATGGTAGCAGCGCATTGTGGTGGGTATTTGCACAACGCAATCCAAACGTGTTAAAAGACCCTCTTATGGATTTTCGTGCTGGTGTTCAAATTTATATTCCTAAAAAGACAACACTACAACAAGACTTGGGAGTTTAATACATGGCAGTCTTGATGTATGAAAATCCAGTAACAATAAAAGAAGATCCAGATACAGGTCTGTTGTTATTAGTTGATGGCAATGGAAAAACAATAGCACGTGCCGCCACACCCGGTGATCTTGTTCAATTGGGAGCAAGCAAAGGTGTTTATAGTGGTGACTTGCCACCCCCAACGGATCCACGTGGTACACCAAAACAAGCAGCCGAAGTTCAAAATGATGCCGCCAATAAAAATGCAGCCAGTGGACAAACAGCAGAAGCAAAAGTAGTAAATGATACACCTCCATCAACTGTGGGTGCGGGACAAGGAAACAATAATCCAACTCCACCAGTTACTTCTTCATCAGAATCATTGAGTACTACTGAAGTTGCAAAATTAGAAACAAATCAAGATAAAGCAGAAACAGCAGCTTCTACAAATGCATCCCAAACATTTCCATTACAAACTTCAGAAAAATCAGTTGAAGATCAACAAGTAGGAATATTTTCAAAACCAACTTCTGCAATTGGGGGATTATCAAATAATTCAACAGGACCATCTAATACATCAGTAACAGATAAAACAGTACCTGGAACTAAATTATATAATAAATTACATGACTTTACTGGTTATACATACAGAATAACATTATTCCTATTAACTTCAGACGAACTTGCTACCCTATCTACATCTCCGAAAACATTTAACCCAAAGTGGGCATTAATTAGTAGTGGTGGTGGGTTTGCTAAAAATCCAACATACAATTGGTATACAAGTTCAAATAATACTGGCAGACATCCAGATTTTATGGAAGATTTTTATTTTGATAGTTTAAACTTAACTACAGTGGTTGGTTTAAATTCTAAGAGTAAAGCAACTAATGCCATTGATATTAAATTTAATATTATAGAACCATATGGAATGACATTGTTGGATAGATTATTTTCTGCATGTTATACATCGGCTGGTTGTCCGAATTATGTAGATAATCCATATCTACTACAAATTGATTTTTTATCTAATGTTGAAGAAGCAAATAAAAATAATATAAAAGGAAATTTAATTGAATCTAAAAGAATTCCAATTAAATTTATTGAATTCAAGATAAAACCAAGTGCTTCTGGCACAACATATTCAGTTAGAGCAATGCCATATAATCATGTGGCGTTTTTACAAAGTGCAGCAGCAACTCCAGTTAACTTGTCTGTTACTGCAAAAACAGTGGGTGAATATTTTAGTAGCGATCCAAGATTTAAGGCTGAATTTGATCAAAATGCAGCGACACAATTAAAGACTGTTGATACTGCATTAAATGAATATGGTAGAAATGCAGTAAGACAAGGACAAAGCCAAGAAAGTGTAAATGATTATATTTCAAATGCAAAAGCTGCATTGACTTATTCAACAAAAAGTTACACTGCTGGTTATAATACGTATTTTTATAATATTGCATTCAAGAGCAAATTATATGAAGTGCCACCATACCAAATAGCCTTTAATATAGACGATAGAATATCAAATTCTTTGATATTAGATCCAGATAAAATTAGCTCTGATAAAAGTGCAATGGGAAGTGGGCTTGATGATTTAAAAAAACAAGCAATATCTGGTGCAGCAGATGCTAATTTCAAAATAGAATCAACCACAAATATACTAGCAGGAACATCAATAATTAATGTAATTGATAGGGTTATGGCTGCTAGTGAGTATATTAAAAAGCAAATTCAAGAAGCAAAACAACAAGATGAACAAGCAAGTCAACAAGACGCTAGTAGCCAAGACGACTCTGCTAGAACCTCAAATAGTTCTACAAAGAAACAAACAATTCAATATGCCCCCACTGATTGGTATAAAATAATACCATCTGTTGTTTTGGGCGATTATGATAAACAAGCAAAGGCATATAGTAAGCAATTAATTTATTCTATAGTTCCATACGTTGCTGCAAATTCATATCATCCGGGATTTAAATTTACAAAAATAAACGCAAGTCAATGTGTTAGAACATACAATTATTTTTACACAGGATTAAATCAAGACATAGTTCAATTAGATATTGATTTTGATGCCACATTTATTACTGGTATTACCACTTATGCAAAGCAAGCAGCACGTGGAGGCAATGATAATAGTTCGGATTCACAGGTCACAGACAACACACAGGTTAGTGATAAACAAGCACCAAAATGGATTCCATATAGCACTAAACCAACTCCAGTAGATACACAAATGGCTGGACAAAAAGCAAGTAGAAGTGACAAAGATATAACAGTTGCAAGTGTTTCTCGTAGTTTATATAGTGCATACCCTCGTGGGGATATGCTTAACATTAAAGTTAAAATAGTCGGAGATCCTGCTTTTATTAAACAAGACGATGTTTACGTAAATCCACTTCAGCAAGACTATGGAACATTTGTTACACCAATAACAAATGCCAATGGAACATCTATTCCGGTTAATTCTGATGGGCAAATCATTTTTGACACTAGTCAAGTATATGTCCAGCTAATAGTAAGAGGTACAGTTGATGTGGATGACACTACTGGAATAACAAATAAAAAATTAAAACTTTCATCTGGCGAAATAACTTCTGGTTCTTTTAGTGGAATTTACAAAGTAATGGTTGTGGAAAGCGTTTTTACACGTGGTAAATTTGAACAAATTGTAGAATTGATTAGAATGCCTGATGATTTAACAGATATTGAAACAAAATCAACTAGCTCTACTAATACATCTACTCCATCAAATACTACAGGAAATGATAACTCTCAGCAAGCAGGACCAGCAGGTGGAACTCCATTTACTAACCCACGACCAGATAACGTTCCTGCAGTTGATCCTACATTAAAAGCAGTGGGCAACAGTAATCCTGTTAATCCAAGCAATTCAACTGCTGGAAATGGAACACCAACACCTCCACCACAACCAACTAATGCTTCTGCTGGTAATGTGAATAATGCTGGTAATGCTGATATACTACCACAGCAAAATTCAGAAACTCCAAATGCAGCAGATGAGGCAGCAAATGCAAAAGCAAAAGAGTTAAGTGTGCAAATAGAGGCAGTTAGAACAAATTACGACAATTATTATAAAGAGTGGGCTGTTAAGTACAATGTATATAAAAATGCATCTGCGGAAGAAAAGAATACAGTTGCAAATGTTCAAGCAAGAATTGATTTATTAAAAGAAATTACACAAAAACAAAGAGAAATTGCAACCAATGAGTTACGTCCTATACTTTCACAGGAATTAGCTATAAGACCAACAACAACTGAGGTAGTAAGGTTGGCTGAAAAAATTGCAAGCGTGGCTGAATATCTTGCTAATGATAAAAAACAGGCTGAAGCTTCACTTGATAAATTGACACAACAACTAGAGAGAATAAAATAATAAATGGCATCGGATATACGTTCGGGTGGTAAATTACCACAGTGGTCAACCAGAGAATCAACGCCAGGTGTTCGTGTTGACAGTGGTCCGTTTTTGGGAATTGTTAAAAACAATGTTGATCCTGCACGTCTTGGTCGTGTGCAAGTGTTTATTCCAGATTTAGGTGGAGATGAAGCAGAACCAAGTAATTGGTATACCATAAGCTATGCAAGTCCATTTGGTGGTAGCACGATTGGATTGCCCGGAGTATCTGATAGTGTGGCATTTGGTGCAGAACAACAAACTTATGGATTTTGGGCGGTTCCACCAGATTTGGGTGTTTATGTATTAGTTACTTTTGTAATGGGTGATCCGACACGTGGATATTTTTTCGCTTGTGTGCCAAACACACCAGTACAAGCAATGACCCCCACAATTTCAAGACCAGATGATAATACTAATGTAGTTATTCCACAAGGTTTTGAAGATAGAGTTGCAGATGATAGTTACTTACCAACAACTGAACTTAATACAAATAACAATGAAGTAGATAAAGCAAGTGATTTCGTTACTAGAGCAAGATTAATTCATCCATATCAGGCAAACATTGTTATAGAACAAGGGCTTGATACTGATCCTGATCGTGGAACAGTTACTAGTAATAGTCAGCGTGATACACCAAGTAGAGTTTACGGATGGAGTACTCCTGGTAGAACAACACCAGATGAGACAGATTTTCCAGATTTTAAAACAAAATTAAATGCTGGTGAATATACAATTGATCAATTCAGACAATATTGGTTTGCCAGAAAAGGTGGTCACAGTTTTGTGATGGATGATGGTGACATCTTTGGTGAAAGTAATCTTGTACGTTTAAGAAGCGCTGGTGGTCATACCATACTAATGCATGATACTAAAGATATTATGTACATAGTGAATAGTAAAGGTACTGCATGGATTGAATTAACTAAAGAAGGAAGTATTAATGTTTTTAGTGGAAATTGTATTAATGTACGTGCCGCAACAGATATAAATTATCACGCAGATGGAAATGTTAATATACATGCAGGAGACACAATTAACATGTATGCTGGTTCAACTATTCGTTCACAAACTAAAATACAATTATCAACTGCCGATGATTTATTCAATATAAATTCTGGAGATTATCAATTACGTAGTGGTGGTGGTATTACCATGAGGTCATTGAATGGTAGTTGGGAAACTGCTGGACTACTTAACATAAGCACTGGTAGCACTCATCTTTATAGTTCTGCAGAAACTACTATAACTTCAGGAACCACCAGTGGATGGAATGTAACAGGGGGAGAACTATGGCTTTCTGGAACAAAGGTCTATTTAAATACAAGTGGTAAGGTAGTTGCAACTCCAGCAGCACCAGAACAACCAGATATAATTCCACCTTTTGAACTATACAATCAACCAAATGCTAGGTATGATTATGATAACAAGTATTGGTATATTCAAAATAAAGATTTTGAAAGTATTGCACCATTTACTCCGACTCATGAACCATGGCAGCGCCAGACAGGTTCCCTAAAGCACGTTAATGGCACTGTGGATAAACCAAGAAAGCAAAGTTAAATTATGGCTATTGATGTAACCACATTTATTAATAATCTTGTAAAAAACAATCCAAATGTTTCAGCCAATGTAAAACAAGGAGTTAGTAGTGCGACTGCGTTGTTTGCTTCTTTGGAAAGTGGAAATTTAAATGCGTCACAATTGCTTGATACTTCAAAATTGTCAGCCAGTGATCAAGCAAACCTTGCACGATTTAATAGTGTTGCTGGAACAATTCAAAGTGGCGGTACAATAAATCCAGCATCATTCGTAGATACCAGCAAACTATCTTCAAGTGATAAAGCGAATCTAGCTGCAGCATCTAGCACAATTGCATTAGTTCAGTCTGGCGATGTTACCTCTTTATTAAATTCACCTGGTATTGGTTCTAAAATTAGTGGTGCAATAGGAAACGTAACTGCAAATATAAAAAGTGGAATTAGTGCATTAAAATCAAATATTGCAGGAACTTCAAAAGTAGATGTTGGTATTACTGAATCAAAAGGAAAAGCGTTTAATAAAGGTCTTGATAGAAGTGGTTTAGAAACACCCCTAGCACCAAAGGGTATACCCT